GTAAGCAGTGTTTGGAAATTTTAATCCATGTACTGCTTGACCTGTTTGACCACTTTGTCTTCTAAATATTTTACCAGGAAATACTTTCATGTCCTGTCCAGGAACTAACATAGTTTCATCTACATCAAATACTAAATTACCTGAAAGTGCTAAATTATCAATAGCCATTCTTGCATGACCATTCATAACTTGTTGTGAATCTTCCATATTTTCTGGTACACCTATACCAAAAAACTGATATGGGTTTAATTCATATGGACATATTAAATATGGAATACGATTTGGAGTAAATGGATTTTCTACCATTCTTAAAACTTCATTACCACAAATCCAAATATTTACTGATACTACATCTCCTGTAGCTTCATATACTAAACCACATTCATCTGCAGTAGCTCTATCTATAGTTCCCCAATATTCTAATACTTCAAATCTGTTTTTATATATACTTGTAATATTTTCTCTATCATATAATGAAGATTCAAATCCTCTAGTTTGATAGTTAGGACCCATTTCTAAACATCTTCTAACAGCATCTCCATCAAACATAGGTTTTTCTGCTAGATCTTCAAACTGTTGTTTATTGTAAGAATGTCTTTGAATTACATAATCACAATCATGTATGTTTGTAGCATTTGGATCTGGATAAAAATCCCAACAAGATACAGCTTCAATAGTTGGAATAGTTTTTACTTTCTTAACATGTATATTTGCAATATTACCTTCATCATCTTCTGATGTATCAAATGAGTGATATTCTTTTAAATCTGTAAATGGACCTTTTAAAATACCTGTACCCATTAAAACCATTTCAAAAAATACATGTCTTAAAATAGTTATAGCTCTACTTTCTTCTAATTGATCATGTATTAGTTTTTGCATTTTTTCAGCAGCCATTCTTGCTGGTTCAATATTTGGACTACCTGTATAAGATGGTCCTTCTTCAAAACCTAAATTAGAATATTCTTGATTTAAATTTTTCATTAAATCATTAACAGTTGCACCTGGTGGAATATTCATACCATCACCATTAAAACCATATGGATCTGGTTGTTGTGGCTCTTGCTGTTTTTGTTTTTCTAGGTGTGCTCTTTCAGCTATATCTTCTGGTACAGATGTTGGAGTTACTCCTAATGGAAACTTACCTTGAGAAAATAAAACTTCAATAATTTGACCAAACGAAGCAAGGACTTTTGTTTTTGTTATTTTAACAAATACTCTTGACTTTTCATTTTCACGAAAAGCCATTTCTGGTCCATACAGTCCTCTATAGTTTCTATATGCTTTTAACCATCTTTTTTCATCATAGACTTTAGATGTTTCAGCTTGTTGAAACTTATCTCGAACTAAACCAACTAAAGGACTCCCTTCAGCTTCGTAGCCGTTAATATCTTTTTTATCTTCTTCCATTTAAATTAGTAATCTCTTTCTTCTGCCATTCTAAAGATTGCTGGATCTACTTTTGATTTAGACTTACCTTTTGCATCATTACCATCTCCAGACATATCACCTTGATTTATTTTTGAATTAGGATCAATTGCCATTGGTTCATTTGGAGCTTTTGGTGCATCTGGTGCTAACTCTCCGTGCATGTATCTTTTCATCATTTGGGTTTTCTCCTTTTTTTATTTTTTTTCTTTTTAGTTTTTTTCTTAGTACCTGCATATATGACAGGTATAAAATTGCTCTTGGGTCCAAGACTCATTAGTAATCTTTTTCATCAGCCATGTTAAACAAAGAATCTTGTACATGTTCTGAACCAGGCTTACTAACCTCAGTTACATCGTATTCAAATTCTTGATATTTTCTAGGTGCATGTTTAGAAAAATCAATATTAGTGTGTTCCCTGTTTGGGTTTTTCCCATCAGGTGCATCACTAAACTGGCCTTGTTTAACTTTAGCTTTTGGATCAAATTTTGCTTCCATTGCTTTCTCCTGTTAGATTTTTATTTTTTTAATCTTTAATATATTTTTAGTTGGTATAGTTGTATGACCACCACCTTGTTTTATTTCTTTGTTATTAGTTTCAAAGCTACAGTCAGACATTAATATAGTTATATCTTTGTCTTGTTTAACTAACCAACCAACTGTGCAGCATACTGCAGTGATTGATTTTTTTATGTCAGGAATATCTACCCATGAGCAGTCACTGACAATATCTTCCCAGTATGCCATTACTAAATCATACGGAAAAATTTTTTTATTTAGTTCTGGTAGTTTTCTTTTTGACATCCTTTAGTTTACCAGAATTTTCCATAGCATAAAATACGGCTGCACCTTTTGTTTTACCGTATTGTCTAACCATAGAATTTTTAATTTTTTTACCTTTTTTATTTAGTGGCATTAATATCCAAATTTATTATCAGCCATTTGATAGCTGTCTTGAGTATATGAAAGTCTAAATCTTTCTGCAAATTTAGGATGTGTTGGTCTACTCATACAACCATAACGTAATGCATCGTATGCATGATCTTCTGCATTTGTATCCACATCTTCGGGATTTTTATCATCTGTTGGTAATGCAGCTAAAGTTCTAATTAGATTTCTACAAGTTTTAAATACTCTTATGCCTGGTTCTTCATCTATAATTCTTAAACGTTTATGAACTTCAAGTTTACCATTAATTCTACTTTTAGGTGATCTATCTGATGGTCTCCATCTACAACCATTTTGTATCATTGTCTCTGCAATACTAGGACCTACATCACCTCTTCTTGCCCATGTACTAGAGTCTAATACTCCATAGTGAATATATTCACCTTTTTCTAAATCTACTACTTGTCTTGCAAAGTAGTCTGCTGTAACCTTTTTTGTATAAAGTTCTCTATAAATCCATAGATTATTATTATAATCAACAGCAAACCATAACACACAAGCAGGAGAGCTATAGCCCCAGTCAGCAGCACGAAACTTATACCAACCTCTAGGTATTTCAAAAGGTTCAACCACGTGAGCTGTTTTGCTAAATTCTGGAAAAGCTGAGTCTTCGTAAGCATCCCAATCTCCATCTAAAAATTGTTTACGTTGTGCTTCTGGTAAAGATGCAAGCATAATGTAATAATCATCAGTCTGCATTAGATAGGGATTATCTTGTAACTTAGCTGGAATAAATCTTCTGGTAATATATTTTTTACCGTTAGGTGTATCTATCCCTACATCAAAAGCTGTATTTGGTTCGGCAGGATCTACAAACATTTCTTTTACCCATTGTGATCCAACATTACCTGGGTTACCTGTAGCTCTTAAATAAACTGGTATCTCTTTGTCAACAGATCTTAAAGAAGATCTTAAAAAATTATATATATCTGGCGAAGGATATTGTGGAAGTTCGTCTATTCCTATCCATGTGTATGATTGACCTTGGTAACGTAAAACGTCTGTCATGTTCTCTGCGTAACCAAACTCTATCTTTGCTCCCGAAGGAAATCGCCACTCTTTTTCTTGTTCTCTCCATTTTGCTCCTGGATATGCCTTTCCATATAATAGCTGAGACTTTTGTATTAAGTCTCTTAACTCAGGCATAGTACGTCTTATGAGGAGTGCCCTGTGTAAAGGTTTGGAACAGTAACGAAGCGGATCTACTAGCATCGCATATGATTTACCACCGCCTCTTGCTCCACCATAAAAAACTTCTCTTTCGGAAGCTGCAAGAAATTGTGTCTGTGGACCTGAGTTAGGTTTAAAGATAACTTCTTGCTGGTCTATGTGCTCTTTAACATTTTTCGGAGCACTCTCGATTATATCCTCTGTAAGTAGTTGTGTGTCTTTACCAGTAAGTGCTTTGTCTATAGTTAACAGTTTCTTTTTGGTATTTTCTGCAGACATCTTAGCAGAACGGAGTGACTGCTCTGCTTTAGCAACTTTCTTACGAGTTCGAGCTAGTATCTGTTTGACTGACTTCTTGGCTTTCTGTTGTACTATCTTCTTCGGTTTCGGTGGTGCTATTTCTTGCGAGTCTTTTTCTAAGTCCGACATGTGATATGTATCTTCCTGTTTTTCTATGTAGCCATTTAGCCGTTTCTCTAAATGAACAAGTTTTAGTATATTCTCTTGCTTGCTTTAGAGCATCTAATTCTGACTTGATAGGTTCTAAATAATCTGGATCTTGTGATTGTTTAAAACCAAATGGAATCGTTCTAGCTCTTCTCTTGATCTTTATTGATTCCATCTTTTGCTGGTAATATGAATATGCCATGCATAGCTTTCATATTTACGTCTAGAGAATCTTTTTTACCTAAACCCACTCTATCCAATATGGAATTAGCAGCTGCTAGACGAATGTTAGAGTGTGGTGTGGTCCCGTCTTCGTCTAGTAGGTCTGTTAACCGAGTAGCTGCTTTGGCAGAGTGAGTCGATAAATGGTTCTCTGCTAATTCTGTTATTTCTTTTTTGAGATTACGCACAACTTTAGGGTAGCTATGGTCAGAATACCCAGCTATCCTAGCCGCTTCTCTAGGATTTCCTCTTGCTTCTGTGAAAAGTACGTCTAGAAACTTTTCTTGCATGTCTGTTAAGTTTCTTTTTTGAGTCTTTGTTATAGAAGAATCCATGATTTGCGTTTATTATCTCCATTATTTCCTTAAAAGGAAGTTTTTTTGTTTTAGTTATGTCTAGATCTAGCATAATTTATTATATTATTCGTGATGACCCCTTTTTTCCTATTGGAATGTGCGTGTATGTGTGTCCTTTGAATAATATATAACTATATTATAGTGCTATATTGCAATTTTGTCAAGTTATTTTTTTAAATATTTTAGTATGTGTCGTTTTGGCACTAGACAAAATTGATAAAAGGGTGTATAATGTTATTAGGAACCTCCAGGGGGGCCTATATATCTATACTATGGGTATTTGTACAACCCCCTAGGGGATACTTTGGTAGTTTTAACAGGAATATTGTCGGAATAATATACCCTAAAATATGGCCACTAGGTGGTTTACAAGGGTATTGGGGATTTTCTGGTAATGCTATATATACATATACACGGGGGTGGGTGGCACCCTGCCAACCCTAGGGGTTCCCTAGGTTTTATCTAAGCTACAAAATATTAATTATTTTAAAAGTTGGGGGGTTCCCTAGGGTTCCTGTGGTTCTCACTTGATATGATTAGGGGTAAGGTAAAATTTTGTAACTATGGTATCCCCTGTAAACTACTTAAGATTTATTACGGGTAAAAAAAAAGGGCTAACAAATTTTACTTTGCTAACCCTTTATAAAATTAAACTGTTGTCTGTTGTTATTATTTAACTTGCTTTTCTATTTACTTTTAATTGCTCTTGATTATTTTTATAAGCCTGTAACCATTTAGAACAATCAGTTACCAAATAACTAATTAATGTTTTTGATTTAGCACTAGATAATTCAAAAGGATTAATAGCGTTTAAGTC